CAAGTTACGCTTAGAGTACATAGCAATGCGCGACACTTGGGGGCTAGGCTCAACACCAAACTCAGGTGCGATTTCGCAAGCCAAGTTGTCGCGGAATGCGCGAAGGTAGCCTGGGGGGGAACGCCAAGGGCGTTGATAACAACGCCGGTGTATCTAAGGGGTCAACGCTAATGAAATGCCACTCTAGCACCTTGGTAGGCACCGGATAGACGTGCATATCAATGTCGGGGTAATTGGTATTAATCCACATCACTTGTGGATAAGTCGAGGTTACGGTTTTGACCGCAATACCGTTGTACTGTTGTTGGTTGATCAGTTTGATGCCAAACGAAATGCCTGATGATGGGTCGCGGAAATATGTTGAGTCATCCAACAAAATAGGGCGTTTACCAACAAAGTCACCCGTGGGGCCAAGCGTTTGGCTGATCTGCCCTGGGGGCCACATGAACACTTGGTCTTGGGTTGTAAAAATGGACAACCGCTCGGTTGACCAAGAGTCGATCATCTGATTAAGTGCGGCTAACGCGTCGGTAGCGGTCGCAGCCGACGGTTCTTCACCTTCAGCCAGTTGACCGATTAGGCGTAACGCCCCATTGATTTGATCACCGGCTGTGGTTGTGGTCATGCCTACTCCGTTTTACGACGTCGTTTTAACTCGTTTACAGGCGCAGCCTTTTCTGCTGGCGCGTCCAAATTATATACTTCCCACCCGTTTTTGACGTCAGCTTTGGCTTCCAAATCAGAAATTGCCACTTTAGTGCCGTGGATTGGGTGCTTTAGGTAAATGTGCATTGAGAATCCCGTTGCGAGGGGCGAGGATCGCCCGCCCCTCTACGCGTTAACCAGCTACGCGGTAAGCGACGTAAGTTGCGTCAGCGGTCTTGCGAACGCGCCAATTGCAAGCGGTGTTAGCCGAAACTGCTGCAACACCAACCAAAGTCACGCCGGTGTTAGCCGTAACCGTAGCGGCGTTTGTGCCACCGATGTTGATGATGTGAAAGTCAAACGAACTGTTAACTTTCATGCTTGAGAACGCTGCGTCAAGATCAGTACCCAAGGGCATGGTCAAGTTAACGGCTGCGCCAGTATAAGTGATGATACCTGTTGCTAATTCAGCGGCGGTCAGTGTGGCCGCTGCTGTTTTAGCTACTGGTGCTTGTTGAGTTCCGAGGATAACCTCGCCGAGATTGCCATCACCAATTTGATAGCCACCTGCGCCATTTGGAAGTGCCATGTTGAAATTCCTTTGAAAAGTTTAGAAAAGGGGGCTTGCGCCCCCCACTCTGTTTAGCCCCACATACGGACGGCTGTGACCGGACGAACCGCGTTAAAGCCGTACAACACGTCAATACGGCAAGGCATACGGTCGTTGTTGATGTCGTACTGACGTACGATACGCAACGAAATACCGTTATGCACTTGGCGCGAAGCCATGTCCACACCTTGAGGCAACAGCAAGTCAGCAGTCGCCAACGTGATCGCATCTTTGTGATAGATCAAGTTTTGCGGGTATGTTGTAGCTGATCCACCCAAGAACGTCAGCACAGCGCTGGCAGCGGGGAACGAATCCACGGTAGCCAAGGCGTTTGCAGGAGTGAAGATAGGTGGCTGAACTGTCAGCGTTGCGGTAGTTGTTGACGAAACAGTTACGTCAGCAGTTACGACAAATTGCTGCAAAGCGCCAGTTGATTGACGGGTTTGTGGGTTGACTGCATACACGCCAGCAATGGTGAACACGTCACCAATCTTGAACGTGGGTGAGCCGCTTGTGAAGCTGATGGCAAGTGATGTTGCACCTTGGGTAGACACAGCAGTTGCCACGATAGGGGCAGTTGGTGTGACACCGGTTGTGTGCTGAACAATCGACTGCGACATATTGATCTCGTCTAAGCCCAATACGCCTTCGCCCATCATACCGTTCTTGAATTGACGGCTGATAGTACCAGTTGGGTTAAACAGACCTTTCAAGCCCTCGACCAAACCGGCGTTGGCGGCTGGGTTAACAGTCGCATAACGTGGGTTCATGGGTGTGGCGAACTCGTTTAACTTTTGCTGTGCTTGGAGCAGAACCAGCGAAGTCGAAGGAGTTGTACCAGGTGTGCCGACTGAGTTGTAAATGCCTTTGTAGGCAGTTGCCACGTCAGCGTCAACGCTTGATGCCAATTGCGACACGCGAGGCTTGAGAACACGCTCGGCGAAGTCATCCAATTGCATGGTGAGTTCGGCAGAAGTGAAGTTCACGCCAATGTGCTTTTGACTTGCAACAGTCAAAGTTGTGAACTGTTCGTTGTCGTCTTGCACTTGCAAGGCGGCGCCGTCAGTGACCAAGGCGCGGTCAGGTAGACGAATACGCAGAGTTGAACCGATTTTTGCGCCTTCAACGGCGAATGAATCGTCGTACTGACGATTGACGTTGCGACTGATCACCAAGTTGTTCTCGAGGATTTCGAGGGATTTACGGGTGATCATGTCAATGGTTAGAATGCTATTTGCCATGATAATTTCCTAAAATAAGTTAGCGGAGGCGCGCTTCGTGCTTCTTTACCTGACGCAATCTTTCTGCCTCAATCCACTCGGAAGTAGACATTGACTTGATAGAGCGTGGATCAGTCGTATCGTATGCCGGAGAACCGGATGATCGTGCTGATACAGGTGAAATCGGCGCTGGCGCGTTTGAAGTCTTTTTGACCGGTGGGTTTGCGGCTAACTGAGCCTCAATCTTTCCAATCTCTTTGGCTTGCATGATAGGCGAAAGACGTGAAATCCGTTCAGCTTCCTTGGGGTTTGCACCTAAGTGGTAAGCCACTTCGGGGCCATTGTCCGAGGCCTGAATGGATTGGGCCATCACAGTAGTAATTGGCAGATTCGGGTTGTATGCGACTTGTTCAAAGTCCTCATACTTCGCGCGAACTTCCTCTTCCTTGTCGTGATAGGTTTCGAGTATTTCAGCTTGCTGCTTGCGCTGCTCACGCTCGGCTAGTTTTTGCTCCGCACGTTGTTCTGCCAAGGCTTCGACATAATCTTCGTTTGAAGCAAACTGCTCGGGCGTAACCGGTGCTTGAGGCGCAACAGGTTGAACCGCTCTTTCCCTTTCCCACTTTCGCTGCTCGCGTGCGAGCCGCTTGCCGATGGCTGCGTCTAATTCCTCTTGTGAGAAGGTCTTAGGTGCTGCTTCGGGTACTTCCGGCGCAGATACTTCAACAACCGGTTCTGCCGTAACTTCCGGTGTCGGCGCGGGCACTTCCGCTTGGCTTACTTCGTCTGACATTTGTAACTCCGAGGAGTCCTGGTGGATCGCACCAGTACGATTAGTATATTACTTAGACTATACGGGCGCAAGCACCCATGATTGAGTTGCTTCATCCCAAGTGTAATTTCGTCCGTCGTTAGGGTAAGGCACAGGTGCTTCCCACAAATATGTTTGGTTATTTAAAATCCATGACGGGTAAGGTTGAGGCGCATAAAACACGCCCACCACGCCGTCTTGAATAACAGTTTCATGAAATGTGTAACCAAGACCGGCGTAGTTTGCGCGCAACGCCACACCGCCATCAGGTTGACCGTCTTGACCGTAATGCACGTTGCCTCGGGTGTTGTATGAGGTTTGCCACCACATACTTGGGTCGCCTTCCGCGCCTGAATCAATAAACGCTTGGTCAGCCGCAATGACATCATCCACAATGCCTTTGCCATCTGTAATTGTAGGTACTCTCGCAAAATAACTCATGCCGTGTAACTTCCTGATGCCGTAAATTTTAATATTGTATTTGCGCCACTAGTTGTGACTGTGGGCGATCCTGTAGTTGTGCCTGAATATCTTGAAGTTGGGATAGACAAAATGACTACACCTGATCCGCCCGCACCGCCGTTAGATACTGTTCCAGTATTCACCCCGCCACCGCCGCCACCGCCAGTATTTACTGTTCCCGCTGTTCCAATTAACGCCGACCCTGCCCCTCCACCTCCGTTACCACCTGCGCCGCCGCTACTGCCCGATTCTTTTGATCCCCCACCGCCGCCAGCATAAAAAGTTGCTGTTCCGGTAATTGAGGACGAAATTCCGACACCCCCATCACCAATTACAGTACCGCTACCGGTTCCGCCAACAGCACCCGCACCCCCGCCGCCGCCTGCGGTAAATGGAGTTGAAGTTGAACCAAAACCTCCGTTATTTCCTTGCCCTGACGTTCCAGTACCCCGTTCTCCTGCATTTCTACCGCCACCGCCACCAGACCCACCGCTGCCTACTGTTCCTCCAGTAGATTGAGCGCCACCTCGACCACCTCCGGTAGAAGTTGCAAATCCAGTAAATACCGAATTAGAACCATTGCTTGCCGCGCCGCTCACGCCGCCCGATCCACCCCCACCAACGGTAATTGAATAATTTGTGCCGCTTACAAGTGTTGCTGATCCGGATAAAAGACCGCCCGCGCCTCCTCCTCCGGAATTTCCGCCGCCGCCGCCAGCAACAACAATATAATTAGCAACAAGTGGCGCAAGAGAAGCTGCTTGAAATATGGCATGAGCGGCAAACATTAGTATGTATACCCTTGTGAGGCTGTACCGTACCAATTAGTACCGTCAGCAACAAAAGCAAGAATATCCAACTTACCGACCGTTGCGGTGATGGTTGGTGCGCCAGCCGTACCCCATTTGACACCCGTAAAGGTAGCCGTTGTAGCCGTGCCTGATGCGGGTTGCTTGAGCAGCAAGGTAAACGATTTACCGGCGGTAGCCGTTGGCATGGTAAACGTACAAGCCGTGGCTGAAGTCAATGTAGCAGTCAACACCGTACCGGCAGTAATTGCTAACGTAGCAGATGCACCGACCGTGCCGCTTGCGACAATGGTTTCGGTGTAGGCGGCAGTTGTTAGCGTGTTGGAGAGGGTAAGTGATGTTGTGCTAACAACGCCTGTGCCTTTTGGCGTAAGCGTTATTCCTACGTTTGTATCTGAACCTACTGCTGCAAGCACGCCGTTAGAACCTGTAGTTCCTCCAGATGCGTATAGATAATTTACCGCTGATGCTGTATTAAATGCCCCAAATTGAATTGCGTTATTAACGACAAAATAAAAGGGTTGAGTTCCTTTTGATTGAATAATAAAAGGAATATTTGAGTCGGTGCCTTGTGCGGAAAGATAAACTGCTCCATTTGCCACGCTTCCTTTGGCTTCTACATAGTTAACCGCCGAAGTTGTAGGAGAAACTTGAAATCCACTATTAGCACCCGTACTTCCACCAAGCGCAACAGCGCCTGTGCCTTTGCCGTTTAAGACTAAGCCGATATTTGTATCTGTACCTTGCGCCGACAATGTAGGTGAACCACCCGTAACCGCACCCACAATCTGAGCATAGTTAACCGCCGACGCTACGTTATTGATTTGCAACGATTGATTGCCTGACAAGCCACCAAGTCGAGTGTTGCCGCTGCTGTTCAACGTACTAAACGAACCCGCTGC